ATGGAAAAATTGATACAAGATATCAAAAATTTAGATAGTTACTATAATACAAGTTATTATACTTTTCATTTAGATGAGCCTTTATGGAAATCTCTTAAGGTGAGGAATTGGAGTGGTGTTCCTTATTATATTAAACAACTTTGTAATGAAGTTAAATCTCTAATTAAAGAAAGAAATTTAACTCAATCGGAAATATTTCAATATATTGCTGACCCCAAGAAAGGAACACATTATTTTTTTGTAGCACAGCAAATACTTTCCTATACATTTCCTAGGGATGTGGCATATTCAGATATATATAGTATTTCATGTGGGGAAAAAGAATTTCCAACTAATATTACCATTGATGAAGATCTATTGTTTTGTGCTGTTACATGTTTTGTGTTGGATAGATTTAGATATGATGATTTAAATATTAAGTCAGTAATTTCATATGAAAAACATATGTATGATATAAATGATTATAAACTTACTAAAATAGAAAACTTGGACTTTAAACAAAATGGTTTTATATATGATAAAAAATATTACTTATATAATATTTTTATTGATAAATCTCCTTTAAATATAAATAGTCTTATACCTGCAGTTTTTGAAATTATGTCCCAAAATATAGATTTTAATAAATCAAATTTTTATTTAAGATTAGATGAACGTCTTGCAGTACCATTGAAGTATGCAGATGTTAGTACTATTTTAAAATTCCAAAAATGGCGAGGATGTACATTTGATTTTTCTAATACGAAGTTAGAAAATTTGAAGAATATTATTGTTCATGGAGATAATGATAATTATAATAAACTACTTATGGTTATAAAAAAGAGATATGATGATATTCTTGATGAAGAGTTTTGGCATATTGAAATAGAAGAACTTCCATATATAGACAGAGAGTTTAAATCAAATAAAGATATTATAACAACTTTTATTCATGGTAAATATTATCCTAAAAGAAAAGCATTTAGACATATAGATTTTATAAAAAACCAGTATCCATTTAAAGAATACTGTTCCAAGCAAGAAGATAATTCTACCAATGAAATTAAAATTGATTTTTATACAACTAAGGAGTGCCATTATAAAGTATGGTGTATTGAAAATATAGATATTCAAGAGCATATATGGTGTGAACTTGTAAATGTATCTTTATCAGAAGAGTATAGAAAATTATTTGGTGAGATACTAGATTCATCAAAATAAAAGGACTGTCATATTGTAGACAAATAATATTAAGAAAAGCCATGTATTTAAATATATGACTTTTCTTAATCTAAATATAATATACATATTATAGTATTTTAATTACTATTAATAAATTTAATTTCACTTCATTTACATTAAAAAATATCATTTATTTTATCCACAGCGTCTTGCTTGGTATTGTGCATAACGTGTGTATATATATCCATAGTTATACTTATATCATAATGACCCATTAATGTCTGAACAGTCTTAGGAGGGACACCAGCCTCGAATAATCGTGTTGCATATGTATGTCTAAGAGCATGAAATTTAATTTTAGGTATATTTAATTTTTTTAGTAAAGAATCTAAAATTTTACCAGGTCTATTATTGTTTAAAGCAAGACCTGTATCATTACAAATTACATAATTATTATTTATATAAGCATCACCTAACAATAATCTTTGTTCTGTTTGTTGTATTTTATGCTTTTTTAATTTAACTAAAATATTTCTTGGAATAGGAACTGTTCTTATAGAATTTTTAGTCTTTGGATACTGTTCAATAACCTTTTTTTCTCTAGTTCCATCTTTATTTATTTCAGTAACTCGTTGCAAAGTCCTGTTAACAGTTAAAGATTCATCATCAAAACTAATATCACTCCATTTCAAACCAAGTAATTCTCCTAATCTTAAACCAGTACTCAAAGCAAGAAGAAAAAGTATTTCAAACTTATCTCCATCAATGCTATCAATAAATTTTTTTTGGTCAGTAATACTTAATATTTGTACCTCTTTTATCTTGTTATCAGATGGGAGTGTTACCATTTTACAATAATTTTTTTGAATATAACCTTGTTTTTCTGCTTCTGTTAGACAAGGCTTTAATCTTGTATTTAGAGTTATAATTGTTGATGCAGGTTTGTTATATACATCAATAAGTTTATTGTAATATCTTTGTATATGTGTAGCTCTTAAATCTATTAATTTTATTTTCCCAAGTTCAGTATCTTTTATGTAATTTCTATAAATGCCCTCATATCTTTCAAAAGATTTAGGTTTTAAATCTTTTGCTCTATAATCAAATAACCAAGTATAAAACCAATCTTCAAAGGTTATTTTATCAGCTGAGACTATAGAGCCTAAGAGCATCTTTGTCCTATAAATATCTAATTTTTCTTTTACCTCTTTTTGTGTTTTTCCAGTAAATTGTTTTCTTATAAGTTTGCCCTTTTCATCACGACCAATACTTATAGAAGCACGCCATCCTATCTGAACACCATTTCTTATATTTTTAACAATAGACCCCTCGCCATTAGCTCTTTTAGTTGCCATTTTTGCCACCTCTTATACAGTATTAATTATATTTATTATACTACATAATTATCTTTTTTTATTATACGCACTTTCTTTGTCGATAAAATAATTTGATAATTTATAAGCACTAATATCTAATGCTTTTGATAATGATATAATTTGTCGTATAGTAGGACTATTTATAAAAATATCCTGTTCTAAGCGTGAAATATAACTTTGACTAATATTAGCAATTTTACTTAATTGTTTTTGAGTTAAGTTTTTGTCTTTTCTAGCTTGTTTTAGCATTAGATGTCACCCAATATTATTATATGTCGAAGTAAGTCAGAATATTCGTCGTACGAATATTTCTACTATGGTAAAATATGGTAATATATAAGTATAAATAACTCATGTACATAAGATTATTTAAAAGTAGAAATTTTAATTTTTTAATCAAAATAGGGGTGATTTTATGTGCAAAAACAAGATAAAAAAAGCAATTTCTATAAATGAATTAAAAAAAAAGAATAAAGAGGATTATGATTATTTTATAAAATTTGTAATTAAAGTTGCAGAAAAAAAGAATAAATGAGATAGATTTATGTTATTAGCTTTAATAAATTATTTGACAAAATAAAATACATTGGCACATTGTCAATGTATTTTATTTTGTCGAACGATTAAGAAATATATATTGACATATTTTTCTTATTTAAAACAAAATTATTGTATAATAAAAATAACAAACCATAAATCCAAGCATTTTTAAGGGGAGGCGATTATGTGGATTTTTCAGATAAAATAAAACAATTTAGTAAAAGAATAGAGGTGATAAAAGGAAATTTAACTACAGAAGAAGCAACAAAAACAGCATTAATAATGCCATTCTTTCAAATCTTAGAATATGATGTTTTCAATCCATTAGAATTTATGCCAGAATATACAGCAGATGTTGGAGTTAAAAGAGGGGAAAAAGTCGATTATGCAATACTAGAAGATGGTAAGCCAATTATTTTAATAGAAGCCAAAAATATAAAAGATAAGCTTACAAAGCATGATGCACAATTATTTAGATATTTTACAGCTACAGAGGCAAGGTTCGCAATACTTACAAATGGAATAATTTATAAGTTTTTTACAGATTTAGAAGAAAAAAACAAAATGGATGAAAAACCATTTATGACCATAAATTTATTAGATATAGATGAAAATAAAATATCTCACTTAAAGAAATTTGCAAAAACAACTTTTGATGTAGATGTAGTTTTTAACATAGCATCTGAATCAAAGTATACTAATCTGATAAAAGAGCAACTAAATGAACAACTTGAGAGTCCATCTGATGAATTTGTACGATTTATAATAAACGATTTTTATAATGGTGTGAAAACGCAGAATGTTGTTGAAAAATTCAGACCTATTGTAAAAAGGTCTATTCTACAATTTGCGACTGATTTTATGAATGAAAAGTTAAAGTCATTGTTAGAAAGTAATGATGATGAAGACGAAAAAGAGAAAAAGAGAGTAATTGATAAAAAAGTCAAAGAGGAAACTGAAAGAAAAAATAAAGAGAAGACTGAAAAAGAAAAAATGAGAAAAGCTGAAGAATGCCAAAAAGAAGAAACAAAAATAGATGTTGTTAAGGAAGACCAGCAACAAATAAGTGCTGAGGAAAAAGAAGCTTTTGATATAGTACAAGATATTTTAGGAGATTTATCATGCAAAGAAGATATAACCTATAAGAAAGAAAAAGAGTGGTTAAATATACTATATAAATCTGATTCCAATTTATGGATATGTAACATAAAGCTTACTTCTTCTGATAAGTTAATATCTTTACCAAATCAAAATGATGAGCCTACAGAGTATCGTATGGATGAAGTTATAGACATAAGAGAGCTGAAAGATGAGTTAAATTATGTATTATCGAAATATATAAACTAAAAAGATAAATAAAAAAATACATTGATTATTTTATCAATGTATTTTTTTATTTATTTTTCTTTATTAAAGTATCAAGCATATGAAAAATTGCTTTTCTACTTTCTTCATCAAGTTCAAATATCATGTCAGTTATTTCTTTTACATCCTCATCTATTTCTATTTCTTTTGAGGATGTTCTACCAAATAGATAATCTACAGACACATTAAAAAAGTCGGCTATTTTTTCTAATGTTTTGAAATCTGGTTCACGTTTATCTAATTCATACATTGCTAAAGTACTATTACCAATATTTAACTTTTTAGCTAAATCACGTTGGTTTAGACCTGCATCTCTTCTTAACTGAGCAAGTTTTTTACCTATCATAAAATCACCTCATTTATAAGACATTGTATCACAAAAAGTGAGCAAAAATATATAAAAATAAATTTGCTTACAAAACGTGAAAAATAACTTGACTAGCTCACTTAAGAGAAGTATAATAAATTTAAGCTTACAAAACGCGAGTAAAAATGAAAGGGGGTCACGAAATGAAAGCTGAAAAATTATCTGATTTAAGAATTAGAAATAATTTAACTCAAAGAGATTTAGCAAAACAATTAAATATTGGTAATAGTACAATTGCAATGTATGAAACAGGTGAAAGAACTCCTTCTCTAAAGAGAGCAATTAAAATAGCGAAATTTTTTAATACTACAGTAGAAGAAATAATCTTTGCAAATGATAAATAAGATATAAGCAAAAAAATAGTTTACAATATAAGTTTATAACAAATAGAGGTGAAATTGAATGTCTGAAAAATACCAAAACATCTATCAATTAAGTAGGGAAAACACTAATCTAACACAAGAAAAAGCATCTGAGCTACTAAATATATCAGTAGAAAGTATTAGAGCATATGAAAATGATAAAAGAATCCCAAATAATACAGTAGTAGCTAAAATGGTTTCTATCTATGACAATAAACTATTAGGATATGAACACGTTAGAAAAAGTACAGAGGCAGGGATAATGTTCCTACCAGAACTAAAAATAAAAAGTCTTTCAAGTATAGCATTAAAATTACATAAAGAGATAAAAGATTACTTAAAAAAAGAAGATGATTTCATAGACATAGTTGAAGATGATGTGATTGAAGAACATGAAGAAATAGTATGGAATACTACTATGAAAGAATTGGATGCTATATTTGAAGCTATATTAGCATTGAAATTTGCAAAAAAATAGGGGGTATTTTTATGGAAGTCAATGAAAATATGCAAACGAAGGTTGTAAATTTTAAAACTAAGAAATCTAAAAAGGTGATGACTGTAAAAGAGTTTTCCGAAGAATATGGTATAGGTATAAATAATTCATATGAAATGACTCATATAAAAGGATTCCCTGCATTTACAGTGGGCAGAAAAATATTTATTTTAAGAGATAAAGTTGACGAATGGTTTTTAGACAATATTGGTGGCGAATTCTAAAATAATGTATGGAAAATGTTAATAAGTAGGTGGTAAACAGTGAGATATATGTTTTCTCCATTGGATATGTCGCCAGAAGAATTACTAGTATATCATCAATTATATTTACGAAGTGACCTTGAAACTATGATTGTTAAATATACTGATAGACAAATTGAAGAGTCACTAAAAGACTTCAAGGTAGGAAGAAAAAAGATAAAAACAATATTGAAAAAATTTGTTGATGAAGGATTATTCGTTGAAATTTCAATGGGTGTAAAGGGAAAAAATCCAAAACCTGCGACTGGAAAACTTGTATCAATAAAGGCTATTTTAGGAACCTTAAACGAACCTAAAAGGAACCTAAAAGGAACCTTGGAAACTGTTGAAAATAGTAATGTCTACAATGTTGAGGAACCTAAGACGAACCTTGAAGGAACCTTGGACGCTCCACTTATTAAGGAACAAGGAATAAGGAATAAAAAACTATATGTCGAGACCTCTAATGAGTATCGACTAGCAGAGTTTTTATTTAAGCATATAAGAAAAAATAATCCTAATGCAAAAGAGCCTAACTTGCAAAACTGGTCAAAAGAATTTGATTATGTTCTCAGATTAGATAAAAGAAATTTAGAAGAAGTTCAAGAACTAATTAGGTTCTGCCAAAACGATAGTTTCTGGTGTGCAAATATTTTAAGTGCTTCTAAGTTCAGAAAGCAGTATGACCAGTTGTATCTAAAATATAAAAGTGAAAAAAAGAAAAAGTTAAAAGATTTAAAACAACAAGGGAAAAGTTATTTAAACTTAAAAAATTTTGAATCTTTCTAGGAGGGAATGAGAGTGCTAGAATTAAATAATTTGCAAGCAGAACAAAGTATCCTTGGTGCTATTATGCTAGATAATACAGTCATTTATATCTGTAAAGAGTGTAATTTACTAGAAGATGATTTTTTATATAATAGCAATAAAATAATATATAAAAGTATGATTAAGTTAAGCAATGAGGATAAGGCAATTGACATTATTACACTTACAGATGAACTAAATGGTGTAAACCAACTTAAAGATGTTGGAGGATTAAGTTATATAACAAGTTTAACAACTATAGTTCCAACCGTTTCAAATGCCAAGTACTATATAGAAATTGTAAAGGAATTATCGAAAAAAAGAGCAATAAGCGAAAAGCTAAGTGAAGCTATAAATCAAGTTACTACGAGTTCTGCAACTGAAATTGTATCTTTACTTGATGAAGTAAAAGAAATAGCCTTAGATGCTAAAAAGATTGATGATTTGTATATTGATGCTTCATTAGTCAAGAGAAATAAAAGTAGCAAAATGTGTATCAAAACAGGTTTTAGAGTTCTTGATGAAAAAATGAATGGACTTACCTATGGAAGCATGACAATAATTACTGGTGAACCAAGTAGTGGGAAATCAACTATAATCAATCAGATAGTTGCAAATGCAATCTCAGATGAATATAAAACGTTTATTTATTCTGGTGAATTACCATCATATCAGTTAAAAGAATGGTTTGTAAGAACTGTTTGTAATGATTATCACCTAGAAACAATGATAAATTCATTGGGAGAAAAATATAAGGATGCAACTGAATATTCATGGGAACTTATTTCCGAGTGGATAAAGGAAAAGTTTTATATATATGGCGAGGATTCAAAAGCTAATGAAAAAAATCTAATACAGACGATAGAACATTTATATACAAGAAAAGGTGTTAGATTGTTTATTCTTGATAATTTAATGACTATAGATAGTAGTGGTAAGGATAAGTACGAAAAACAAGAAAATTTAGCAAAGGAATTAAAAAGAGTAGCTAAAAAATATGGGCTTGTAATTATACTTGTAGCTCATCCAAATAAGAGTAGTCATATGAATAATGAACCTTCAATGTTTGATGTATCTGGAGCAAGTGAGGTTGTAAATTTAGCTGATTATGTATTAAAGACAATCAGAACAGTTGAAGATGGGAAAGATGAAAGTTCTATATTGATATTGAAAAATAGGATAACTGGAAAACAGAGAATAACCATAAGAACTTATTTTAATTCAGAACGTAAAAGATTCTATACCAATGACAATACCGAACTTAAAAAAGATTTTGGATATGACCATAATAAAAAATTTGTTCAAGCAGTTATAGAGGATGATATTTTTGGAGGTAAGAAAAATGAATAGTGTAAGTTTAGTTGGCAGAATCGCAAGACAACCAGATTTAAGATATATTCCAGTAACAGGCACACCAGTAGCAACTTTTCAAATTGCTATAAATAGAGATTTTGTTAGAAAAGATGGAACTAGAGAGGCTGATTTTATTAACATAGAGGTTATTGGCAAGTCAGCAGAGGTTTGTGCCAATTATTTAGAGAAAGGAAGGCTTATATCATTACAAGGGTCAATAAGAGTTAATAATTATGAAAAAGATGGTGAAAGAAGAACATATACAAAAGTTGTTACAAAAGGAATTCAATTTTTAGATTACAAAAAGCATGTAGAAGAACCAAAGCAACCAAACTATACAGCTATAGAAAATGACCCAGATATACCTTTTTAAAGGGGTGGATTTAAATGAGTAAGTGTAAGTATAAAGATAAAACTTTAAAGCCTGGTAAGTATATTTTTTGTGGATGGTGTGGTAGAAGGTTTTATAAATTAGAGGCACAAAAAAGTGTTTATTGTTGTAAGAAGTGTGTAGCTTATGCAAGGGGGAGAAGAAATGGATGATAAGATAATTAATAAAATTAAGAAATTGCTAGCTCTATCAACTAATAATACAAGTTATGAAGAGGCTCAATCCGCTATATTAAAAGCACAAAGATTGATGGCTAAGTATGATATAGATGTAATGGATATTAATGAAGGAGAAGACGAAGAAGAAATAAAAGTATCATATGAATATGTAAAAGTATCAAGGGCATGGAAATATGAATTAGCATCAATAATAGCAAGCAATTTTAGATGTAAATCTTTTACTAGGGGAAGAAACATAGCATTTTATGGTAGAAGCACAGATTCAGAGGTAGCCAAAGAAGTATTCTCTTTTTTATTTAAACTAGGGCATAGTCATGCGAATAAAATGGTTTATAAAAAATTAAAAGAAGATGGATATTGTGTTGGTATCTATAACAGCTATGTTATGGGATATATGGATGGTATTAGGTCTAAGTTAGAGGAACAAAGCACAAAACTAGCATTAGTTATTCCAAAAGAAGTGGAAAAAGAGTATAAGAATTATGTATTAAGTAAAAAGATGGGTGTTAAAAAATGTAAGTCTTTAGAAGAAAGTGGAATTGATAGTTATTCATATAAAGCCGGATTATATGATGGTAAACATGCTATGCAAGGTAGAGAAATTTGTAGCAAATAATTATTAAAAAGGAGATTAAATGTGATGAATAATGTAAAAGATGATACATTTAAAAGAGCAGAGGGTAAATTATATGGTTATAACAGGATAAAAGCAGAAATAAATCATTTAAATTTAGATATAAAAAAGAAAGAAAATTCCTATTTGGGATGTAAAGCTATAGGCTATAGCGAAAAAACTTCTCAAACTTGTAACTCATCAAATTTAGTTGAAAGTGAAGTATTAAATAAGGAAAAAGAAATAGAAGCAATAAAAAGAGAGGTAGAAGAAAAAGAGATTCTAATAAAAAAAATTGACAATGCAATGTCTTTATTAAGTGAAGATGAAGTTGAATTGATTAAGTGCAGATATTTTAGTAATAAAAATAATTCATGGAGATATGTAGCTAATAAAATAGGTTTTTCTACTGCAAGATGTAAACAAATGCGTATAGAGATTATAAATAAGTTAAAAGATTTATTGAGTTAATTACATTGGCTAGTGACAAAATTACCATTATACCTATTAAGTTGGGTTTTATGTAGTGATTATACTAAAAGTGTAAAAAAAGTGTTTGAGTTATGACCAAAAATTATACTAAAACTATACTAAAATTATACGATTATTATACTAAATGTATACTCTTTTTATACTTAACTTGATATATAATAAAAACATGGTTAAGTATATTAAGCTACAGAGCTGAGATTGGTAACTTTGCTCTGATGAAAGACTAGGTTATGAAATCTGGTCTTTTTTTATGTATAGAAAGGAGTATGATATGGAATGGGTAGATATAGGTAGGATAATTGATAAAGAGTATAAACTATCCAAAGAGGAAAAAGAGTTGAAAAAAGAAATGGAGAAGATTCCTAATTTTGACCATGACTATTCTATAAAATTTGAAAAGCTGAAAGGAGTAAAAGAATGTAGATAATGAATTTTGTTGAACCTATTAGAGACTTATCTGTATTGGAAAATATGTGTGATTATTTAAAAAAAACAAATGAGAGAGACCATATATTATTTCTTATGGGAATCTACACTGGTTTAAGAATATCAGATATATTAAAACTTAGAGTTAAAGATGTAAGAGGAAAAGAATATATAACACTAAAAGAAAAAAAGACAAGTAAGAAAAAAATTATAAAGATAAATCCAATATTGAAAAAAGAATTAAAAAGTTATACTCAAGATAAAGATTTGAAAGAATTTCTAATTAAAAGTAGAAGTGGTTATAACAAAGCTATTGAGAGAAATAGAGCTTATGATATAATAAAGAATTTAGGTGAATTATTTGGAATAGAAAGACTTGGAACACATACTATGCGTAAGACATTTGGATATCATTATTATAAACAAACTAAGGATGTTGTAACATTACAGAGGATATTTAATCATAGTAGCCCAAGCGTGACTCTGAACTATATCGGAATAAATCAAGACCATTTAAATAAAGCCTATTCAAGTTTTAGATACTATTAAATATACTTATACTATTTTTTAAAAAACTTATGAAGGATACATAATAAATTGATGTATTGTTCATATTTTTGTGTATCAATCTATCATACTTAGATATGTTGATATGGCAATTGTACAAGGTATTTTATATGTAAATAGATGAAGGATACAGAATATGTAATATGTATTGTTAGAGTAGGATTTCAATAGTATTAAATTCAAGTATAAATATAATGATATGTCGAAATTTAGGAGGGTTGATTTATGAAAATAATAAGAGGCAGAGGGCTGTGTTATGAAACAGTATGCTAGAAAGTTTTATTTAAGTAAGGCTTGGAAAGAATGTAGAGACAGTTATTTTCAAGCAAAGCATGGACTATGTGAAAGGTGTGGAAGCTTAGGAGATATTGTTCATCATAAAAAATATATTAATCCAGACAATATTAATGATATTGATATAACGTTAAGTTGGAGTAATCTAGAGTTACTGTGTCAGAACTGCCATAACAAAGAACACTTTGCTAAATATGAAGTTTTGCAAGATGGGTTAATGTTTAATGAAAATGGAGATTTGATTGAATTGTAGGTGCTACTCGCCCCCCTAAAAAGCAGTTATTTAGCCATTTTAAAATACCGATGACCAACCTCCAAACAACATATAGGTCATTTTAACATACCCCCCACCCTTAGATAAGTTGTAGGGAAGTGAGAAATATGTCGATTAAGAATAATATAACTAAAGAAGCAAAGATTAAAAAAGAAATAAATAGACTTAATAGGATATTTAAAGATGTTGATGAAAAAAAGAAAAAAAGTGTAGAAGGTCTTATACAAGAAAGTGCATTTATGAGGATTACATTAGAGGAATTAAAAGAGAATATAAATCTCTTTGGAGTAATAGATGAAATGCAACAAGGGGAATATTCGATTTTAAGAGAAAGCCCATATGTTAAAACATACAATACTATGATTCAAAGGTATACAACATTAAATGATAAGCTCCTTGCTCTATTACCAAAAGATACTCCTAAAATCATTGATGATGGTTTTGATGATTTTGTAAGTGAAAAGCAATGTTAAGATATCCATTTAATTATAATCCAATCTTAGAATATTGGAATAAAATAGAAGAGGGTCAAGAGGTTGTAAGCATAAAGGTGTATAAGGTCTATAAAGAAATAGTTAGAATTATACATGATTCAGATTCAGAGTGGGAGTATGATTCAAAAAAAGGTAATCATGTTATAGAGTTTATTGAAAACTATTGTAAGCATAGCAAGGGCAAGCTTGGTGGAAAGCCATTCATACTAGAGTTATGGCAAAAGTCATTAGTAGCTACGACTTTTGGTATTGTACACAAAATAGATGGAACTAGAAAATATCAAGAGGTAATGTTAGTAGTTGCTAGAAAAAATGGAAAGTCTACTCTTGCATCATCTATAGGTTTATATATGATGATAGCAGATGGAGAGCCAGGTGCAGAAATATTTGCAGTTGCAACAAAGAAAGACCAAGCTAAAATAATATGGAGTGAAGCTAAGCGAATGGTAAAAAAATCACCTTCATTATTAAGAAGAATAAAACCATTAGTGGCTGATATGGTTAGTAGTTTTAATGATAGCTCTTTTAGACCATTAGGCTCTGATAGTAATACACAAGATGGTCTTAATGTTCATTGTGCTTTGCTTGATGAAATACATGCTTGGAAAAGTAAAGATTTATATGATGTAATAGTTGATGGAACTAGTTCAAGAGATGAACCACTTATATTTATAACATCAACAGCCGGAACAGTAAGAGAGAGTATATTTGATATTAAATATGAAGAGGCAGAAATGCTTTTAAATGGTTATGAAGATGAAAATGGATATAAAGATGAGACCTTTTTACCTATAATTTATGAGCTAGACAACAAGAAAGAATGGTTAGAACCATTAGCTTATAAAAAAGCTAATCCAGGATTAGGTACAATAAAAAAAATAGAACAACTTGAAAAAAAAGTAAATAAGGCAAAGTCAAATTCTCTATTGGTTAAAAATCTACTTACTAAAGACTTTAACATAAGAGAAACCTCAAGCGAAACATGGCTTATGTTTGATGAATTAAACAACAAAACTAAGTTTAATGTAGCAGATTTAAGACCTAACTATGGGATTGGTGGAACTGACTTATCTAAAACAACTGACTTAACAGCAGCAGTTGTTATTTTTATGTGTGGAAATGATGAAAATATATATGTTTTGAGTATGGCATGGTTACCACATGATTTGTTAGAGGAAAGAAGTAAGGAAGATAGAATTCCTTATAACTTATGGTATGAACAGGGACTAATTAGAACATGTCCTGGTAATAAAGTACATCCTAAATATGTAACAGAGTGGTTTTTAGAAGTTAGAGAACAATATGGAATATATCTACCTTGGGTTGGATATGATGCATGGTCAGCTGCTTATTGGGTGGAGGAAATGGAGGGTTATTTTGGTAAAGAAGCAATGGAAAAAGTACATCAAGGCAAAAAAACATTATCAAGCCCTATGTATCAACTTAAAGCAGATTTAAAAAGCAAAATTGTGAATTACAATAATAATCCTATAATGAAATGGTGCTTATCTAATATGGCTATAGATATAGATAAGAATGAAAATATACAACCATGTAAAACAAACAATAGAAGAAAGCGTATAGATTTAGCAGCAGCACTATTAAATGCATATACAACACTTAAAAATCATGATACAGAATATCAGAATATGATTTAAGGGAGATGAAAGATGGGGTTACTAAGTTTTAATAATAAAAGTAAAGATATTGTAACTAAGATAGAGTTAGTAACTGTAGAAGGAAATGGATTTTTTAGTTGGAATGGAGACCTCTATAGGAGTGATATTATAAGAGGACTTATAAGAACAAAATCAAAAGCAGTAGGAAAAATGGTAGCAAAACATATTAGAGATAGTTTAAATGGTTTTGAAATTAATCCAATGGCAAGTATAAGGTTTTTATTGGAAGACCCAAATCCACTTATGTCAGGTCAGTTATTGCAAGAAAAGATGGTCACTCAATTAGAGCTTAATGGAAATGCTTTTGCAATAATAATTGATGATGAATTTGGGATACCAAACCAAATTTATCCAGTAGTAGCTTTTAGTGTAGAGGCTGTATATGATGAAGCTAATGTGCTTAATTTGAAGTTTAAGCTAAAGAATGGAAAAGCTCTAACCTATCCATATAATAAGATTATACACCTTAGAAAAGATTTTAGTGACAATGATATATTTGGTACATCTCCTAGTATGTCTTTAATTAATTTAATGGAAATTGTTAACACAACAGACCAGGGAGTTGTTAAAGCAATACAAAATAGCAATGTGATTAAGTGGCTATTGAAGTTTAAACAAGTTCTTAAACCAGAAGACATAAAAATTGAGACTAAAAAGTTTATTGATAATTATTTAAAAATAGATTTAGGAGAAGGTGGAGCAGCTGCTATTGACCCAAAATATGATGTAGAGCAAGTTAAGCCAGAAAGCTATGTTCCTAATGCAGCACAAATGGATAAAACAACACAGAGGCTGTACAATTTTTTTAATATAAATGAAAATATAGTACAGAGTAAATATTCAGAAGATGAGTGGAATGCATATTATGAATCAGAGATAGAACCTCTAGGAATCCAATTGGGAAATGAGTATACCAGAAAATTATTTACAAGGAAAGAGAGAAGTTTTGGAAACAAGATAGTTTTTGAATCATCTAATCTTCAATGTGCAAGTATGTCTACTAAATTGGGTTTAGTACAAATGGTTGATAGAGGAGCTTTGACTCCAAATGAGTGGAGAGCCGTGTTAAATCTAATGCCAATTGATGGAGGAGATAGGACTTTGAGAAGATTAGATACAGCTGTATTAGAAAAAGAAGGTGAAAGTATTGTCAATAGAAATGAAAACGAATATACAAATAAAGGATAATTTGAAAGAATTTTTAAAAGTTAAAAACTCTACAGAAACAAATGCAGATTTATTTTTTTATGGTGATATTGTCTGTGACGAGTGGGATGCTTGGACAGAAGAAGACCAGTACCCACTTGCAATAAAAGATTTTTTAACACATGAACAGGGAAAAGATTTAAATATTTATATCAATTCTGGCGGTGGTTCTGTATTTGCAGGTATGGCAATATATAATATGCTAAAGCGACACCAGGGTTTTAAAACTGTTTATATAGATGGGGTTGCTGCAAGTATCGCAAGTGTAATAGCTTTAGCAGGTGATAGAGTTGTAATCCCTAGCAATGCTTATTTTATGATACACAAACCTTGGCTAGGTCTATGGGGTGCATATAATTCAGATAAATTAATTAAATCAGCTGAAGATTTAGATAGGATAGAAGAAGGAATTTTAAATGTATATAAAGAGAATCTAAGAGAAGGAATTGACATTGGAGAAATAAAAGAAATGTTAAAAAATGAGACTTGGTTTACTGGTAGAGAAGCATCAAATTATTTTGATTTTGAAGTTGATGAAGTAAAAGAGGTAGCTGCTTGTGTGGGTAATTATTTTAATAAGTATGATAAAATACCTAATGCTTTAAAAAATAAAATAGATAAGATTGATGGAGAAAAAGAAAATAATAATAAAAAAAGAGTCCAACTTAGGTTGGGCTTATTAAATTTAGGGGGATTAAAAATGACTAGAGAAGAATATTTTAAAAAAAGACAAGAAATGATAGACGAAGCACAAAAATTACTTGATGATGAAGTTGGAGAAGAAGGAACAGGAGAGGAAAAGACGGAAGAAGCTGAAAAAATAGCTAATAAGATAAAAGCATTAGACGAGGAATATGAAAGAAATGCAAAAGCTAGAGCAAATTTAAAAGCATTACAGGATAGTAATAAAATACACCCTACTATTTTTAATTTAACTAATAATAAAGGTAGAATAGAAGGTACAGAAGATACATTTATTAAAGATGAGCAAGAAAAATATAAAAATGCTTGGGCTAAGGATATGTTAAGGAAGCCATTAAGCACAGAAGAGGAAGAAGTATTTAATAAAGTAAATATGGAATATAAGGCTGAGGTTCAGACAACTGAAAGTAACACTATTTTAATTCCTAAAACTGTAGCTACAGGCATATGGAAAGAAATTGGAGATATGTATCCTCTTTTTGGAGACACTTCACCAACTTTTGTAAAAGGTGATTTGACAATCATAGCAGAGGAAGATGGTGGTGATGATGCAGAGTGGTATGATGAAGAAACAGAGGTCAAAGAGGATGGCTACAAATTAAAAGAAATAACATTAAAAGGTTGTGACCTTTCAAAAGATATAACTGTATCATGGAAGTTAAGAAAAATGAGTATTGATGAGTTTATTCCATATATAACTACCTTATTAGCTGAAAAAATGGGGGCAGCACTGGCGAAAGCCATTATTAATGGAAAAGGAAAGCCAGGAGAAAGCGATTCTTTTAAGCCTCAACCACTTGGAATAAAAACTGTTTTAAGTAAAGAAATTAATAAAACTCAAATAATAGAGTACACTGATAAAATAGCCTATACTGATATAACTAAGCTAATGTCTGTACTAAACAAATGGAGTAATGGGGCTTGTATTTATGCTAATAGTACAACTATATGGACGCAATTGGCAGAAATATTAGATACAACAGGGAAGCCAATTTTTATTCCTGATACTGTAAATAGCGATGGTATTGGTAGGCTATTTGGAAGAGTTGTCAAGATGGATGATAGTATGGCAGATGGAGAAATTCTTGCTGGAAATATAACTAAAGGTTATGCAATAAATATAAATGAAGATGTAACTTTATATACAGAAGAACATGTAAAAAGTAGAAAAACAGATTATTTAACTTATTCTCTAGTTGATGGTAATGTTATAAGTAGCAAGGCTTTTGGTATGATAGTAAAAAAAACTAGTGCAGTTACGAAGTAGGTGTTTTGAATGATTGTATCATTAGAAGAAATAAAAGAATATTTAAGATTAGAAGCAGATTATAACGAAGACAATAATCTGCTTTTGTTCTTTCTGAAAGTAGCAGAGGAAAGCTTGGAGAATCAGACAGGGAAGGTTTTTAATGAAAATAATAAATCTGAACTCGCTAGTTTATATATAAAAATGTATGTTGCAGAGCAGTATGAGAAAAGGGGAGCAACAGAAAGTAATAGTGAAAAAGTGAGGTTTGTTTTAGAAAGTGTAATATCTCAACTTAGTATATGTGGGAGGTATAAGTAATTGGATGTTGGAAAATTAACTCAAAGGATAGAAGTTCAAGTATTTGGAGAGACAGAAAATATAATTGGTGAAGTTATCAAAGGATGGGCTACTTATAAAACGTTGTGGGCGAATAAGTCTTTATTAAGAAAGAGTAGTAACTATATCTTAGATAAAGAAGGCATTGAATATTCTTATAGGTTTAAAGTAAGATATAGAACTGATATAACCGAAGATATGAGGATTGTTCATGATGGAATTATTTATGATATTAAGCATGTAAATAATATAAAAGAATTAAATCAATACGAAACCAATATTGATTGTGTTGTTTATAAAGAAGGTGTTTACAACGAGTAATACAGATTTTAATGTAGGTGGCTTAGATAACTATACAAATAGAATAGTTAATCGACTGACTAAAGAATATCCTAAAGAAGCTAAAAAACTAATGAATGGAATTGTTGGAGGTTGTAAAGGTGAAGCTATAGCAAGAACACCCAAGTCTGATAAAAAGCCAAAAAAATATAGAAGAAGTAAACATATGAAAGATAATTGGAAAACTAAGGTAACGCAAAAAAAAGGAAATTGTATGGGTTTATTAAAAAATAATTCACCACATGCACATTTACAAGAAAATGGTTGGTCAACAAAAAATGGTGGATATGTGGAAGGAAAGCATATGTTACAACAGACTATGGAACACCAATCACCTAAGATTGATAAAAAAGTTGATAAATTTATTGATAAAATGTTTAATTTATAGGAGAAAAAATATGTTAAAAATAGTCTCTGTGAAAAAGGCTATAGTAGATAAATTAAAGCCTTTAAAAATAAAAATAGTAGCAAATGAGATAAGGAGCGGGTTTGAAAAGCCTGCTTTCTTTATTCAAATTATTCCTGTTGAAATTTCAAATGACCCTGGATTTGCAAGTAATAAATTAATAGTTAATATACATTATTTTCCTAGAGAGAAAACAGAGTTAGAAAACTTAGAAATGATTGATAGATTAAATGTATTATTCCAGGATTGTATTTTAGAAATTGATGATGGGGAATTGACAATAGAAGAAAAAAATGCAGAAATAATTGAAAATGTTCTACAGTATAAATTTAATTTGCAAGTAACAGAAATTATACCAGAAGATGAAAGTGAATACGAACTTATGCAAAATCTTGAAATAAATATTTAAAGGAGGTATATATATTGGGATTACCAGAAGCCATAATTGAGTTTGAGAGACGTTCAAAAACTATAAAATTTAGAAGTCAAAGAGGAATTGTTGCTTTAGTTCTTAAAGATACTACTGCAACAAAAAAGTCTTATTCTTTAGATTTTTTGATGGATATAAATGAAACTGAATTTACAAAAGAAAATTATGATTATATAAGACTTGCATTTTTAGGAAGTCCTAACAAAGTCATTATAGAAGTTATGAATGATTCAGTTGAAGATAAGAGAACTTTAGATGATGTGCTGAAAACTTTAGATTTAAAAAAGTTTAATTATATAGCTATTCCTTGGATAGATGCAGAGGCTGACAAAACTAAAGTAGTAAACTGGATAAAAGGAGCTAGAAGACAAAAGAAAATATATAAGGTTGTTTTACCAAATGTGTTAGATGCAAATGAAAAAGCTGTCATAAATTTTACAACAACAGGAATAAAAGTTAATGAAAAAGATTACACAACAGCAGAGTACACAGCAAGAGTTGCAGGCATTTTAGCAGGGATATCTCTTTCAGAGAGTTGTACTTATTTTGTTTTAGATGAAGTAACTGAAATAGAAGTAAGTGAAAATCCAGATGAAGCTGTTGAAAGAGGAGAGTTAATTCTTATAAGTAATAATGGAATAAGAATAGCAAGAGGTGTAAACTCTTTGGTGACATTAGGTAAAAGTGATATAGAAGACTTAAAGAAAATAAAAATTGTTGAAGCATCAGATATGATACAAGATGATATTTTACAAACTTGGAATGAAAATTATGTAGGAAAAGTTACAAATAAGTATGATAACAAAATACTGTTTTTATCTGCTGTAAATAATTATTTTAAAGAACTACAGCGTGATGAAGTACTAGATAATAGTCAAGAGGCATCTGCACAAATAGATATAGAAGCACATAAGAAATATTTAAAAGAAAAAGGCATTGATTATAGCGAAATGACAGAACAACAAATAAAAGAAGCCAATACTGGTTCTTATGTATTTGCAGAGGGAAGTATAACAATTACAGATGCAATGGAGGATTTGAAATTTAAAATATATATGTAAGTGAGGTGATTAATTAAATGGGTGATAATAGTAGTATTTTAGGAAGTAGGCAGATTTCTGGTACTTGGGGTAAGCTTTGGCTAGATGGAAGTTTAATTGCAGAAGTTCTCAGTTTTGAAGCTAAGGTGACAGCAAATAGAGAAGAAGTTCAATATGGAATGAGTAAGGACTCTAAAATAACATCTTTAAGTGGGGAAGGAACTATCAAGCTTGGTAAAGTATATTCACGTGGTAAGAAAAAATTACTGGAAGCATGGAAAAATGGAGAAGACCCAAGAAGCACTATCACGAGTAAGTTGAAAGACCCTGGGACACTTGGAAAACAATCAGAAGCAACCACTATTAACAATGTTTGGTTTAATGAGTTAGCTTTGGCTCAGTTTGAAAAGGGTGGAAAAATTGAAGAAGAATTAAGCTTTGGATTTACGCCAAATGATGCAGATGTTATTGATGAAATTGAGGAAATTTAAGGATAGTTTTTTTACTATCCTTTTTTAGTACAAAATATTAGGAGGGTTAAAAAATGGATAACAAGAAAAATAAAAAAGAAATAATAACAATAGAAGATATTTTAAGAAGAAAAGAATATTTTTCAAATAAAAGTGAAGAAACAAAGCAATTATATATTCCTTCTCTTGGTGCAAATATAGAAATTGCAAAGCCTGATAGAGAGTTATGTATTGATGCGACTGAAATGGAGGATGCAGATGAAGGTGAAAAATATTTTGTTTACGAAGTAGTTAAAAATCCAAATTTAAAGAATGAAAAATTACAGGATGAATTTAAATGTAATGACCCATTAGAAATAGTTGACATCTTATTTGAGCCAGGAGAAATTACTGATATTGCTAAAATTGCTATGAAATTTGCAGGTTTTGGAACTGTTGAGGAGATTGAAAGCTTAAAAAACTAATTAAAAGCGATATAGAAATGCAAATGTTTAGTCATTACTTAGATAGAGGGATTGACTTAGATAAATTGACTAATTTAAGAATGACAAGAAAAAATTTTTATATTGCTAGTATGCTATATGAAGAAGAAGAAAAAATAAAACTTATTTCTGAACTGATAAGTGCTATGTTTGGAGGTTCAAAAAATGGCTAGAAGACATATAAGTGCAGTTATATCTCTAAAAGATAACATGAGTGCAACTATGCGAGGAATTAGAAGAGAGCAAACACAATTCCAAAGGGAAGTTAGAAGAACAAGGAATGAAATGCGTGCAGCAAGTAGGGAACGTATGCGTATAAGAATGGATGCAACACCTGCTAATAGAGTTATGCAGAATCTAAACCAAAAACTAGCACCTCTTAGGACTAAACTTGTAAAAATAGTTGCAATTAAAGATTTGGTAAGTGAAAAGGTTGATAGAATAAAGTCAAATGTAAAGGCTTTTGGGAGATTTATTGCAAGACCTGCTATAAAACTAAAAGATGAAACAAAAGGAATGATTGATAAAATAAAAAATCGTCTTACAAGTTTATCTACTATAGTCCCAATTGGAATGGCAGCAGGTGCGGCTGCTGCCACTGTTAAAAGTGGTATGGAACTAGAGCAACAACAAATAAGCATGAGACATTTTATGGGGGTTGGAAATAAAGGTAAGTCTAGTAAAGAGTTAGATGGTATGAGTGCAAGTTATTTAAAAGAATTAAGAGGAAATGCTAATGCCACACCTTTTGAAACTGGGGAAGTTATATCAGCGGGAACTCGTTCTTTACAAATTGCAGGAGGAAACACAAAGGATGCTATGCAGATGGTAAAATTAGCTGAAGATATGGCAGCGTTAAATCCAGGTAAAACTGTTGGTGATGCTATGGAAGCCTTGGCGGATATGAACATTGGAGAGATGGCTAGATTGACAGAGTTTGGAGTCAAGGCAAGCAGTACAGATGACCCAAAAGATGTGCAAAAAAAATTAGAAACAATGTATGCAGGAGGTGCAGGTAAACTAGCAGAGAGTGGCTCTGGGCTACTTTCTACAATAATGGGGAAGTTAAAATCTAATGTAGCAGATATTGGATTGGGTATGTTAGAACCTTTGAAGCCTGTAATGTCTGGATTAATTGGATTTATAGACCAGGCAAGCCCTAAAATACTAGAAGTAGGTACAAAAATAACAAGTGGTATAGGAGCAGCAATAGGATGGTTTCAGCAGCAAATGCCAACGCTAGCACCTATTTTTCAGACAGCATTTAGTGCTATATCTTCAATTGTATCAACAGTTGCACCCATAATCGGGCAAGTTATAAGTGCGTTAGCTCCGATTTTTATGGGATTACTTTCTGTTGCCTCGTCTGTTCTATCAGGAATTGCTTCTGCTGTCAAAACTGTAGCTCCTATTGTAAGCTCTTTAATTTCTAAGTTTTCACCAGTTTTTTCAAATGTTGGAAGTACTTTAAAATCTATGGGTAAGATTTTTAAAAATGTTTTTGATAGTGTTATGAAAATAGTTAAAAAAGCATCTGATTATATAAAACCACTTATAGATGGAATAGCAGGTGCAGCAAATGGATTAAGCGAAGGATTTAACTGGGTTGTTGGTAAACTGGCAGGAAATGCTACTGGTACAAAGTACTGGAGTGGTGGACTTAGCGTAGTTGGTGAACATGGTCCAGAACTTGTGCAAATGCCAAGGGGTTCTAAAGTTTTTACTAATGCAGAAAGTAAATCGATGGTTAATAAGAGCATACCTACATTAAGACAGAAACAAGAAGGAAATGTAAACTATAATATATCTATTCCAAAGTTAGCCGAAACTATAGTAATTAGAGAAGATGCAGATATTGAAAAAATTATGTCAAGATTAATAACAGAAATACAAATGGCAAAAGTAGGAGGAGTAGTTTAATGGAAATGTGGCTTAGACAGGCAAATGATGCTTTTAGATTTCCTGTTTTCCCTTCAAGCTTTGAGATAAATGGAAATATAAATACAAATACATCAAATGTATTGAAACTTGGGGAAATAATCGTATGTGGTGGTGTAGGGCTTAGAACAACAGAGGTAACTAGTTTTTTCCCAAGCCAAGAATATCATTTTTGTAATTATAAAGGATTTCCACAACCATATGATTGTGTGGAAAAACTTAAAAAGTGGATGGAGCAGGGACTAATTTTAAGATATATAATAACTGAAACAAATATAAACATGGAGGTCATTATAGAAAGTTTTAAGTATGGGAAACAAGATGGAACACGAGATATACATTTTACATTAAGCTTAAAAGAGTATAAAAGAATACAGATACCTAGCATAAATTCTTCAGATGAAAAAATAACATCAGTAAAAGATGTGCCAATCACAAAAGGTTTTGAAATTAAAAAACAAAAGACACATAAAGTAGGTAAAGGTGATAGCCTTTGGTCACTTGCAAAAAAACATTATGGAAATGGAGATTTGTGGAGAAAAATTTATGATGCTAATAAAAAGTTAATTAAAAATCCAGATATTATAAAAGATGGTTGGGTTCTAGTAATTCCATAAAGAAAGTGAGGTGATTTATAATTAACAATATAAAGTTAAAGGTACACATAAAAAACGGAAGTATATATGATATAACTAATATAGTTGAGAAAGTAACTTGGAGTGGTGATTATAAGTCCCCATCAAGGACACTAGAGTTTTCTATAGTACAATCAGCTTCTGATATTAATTTTATGCAAATAGATATACCAGTAGCTAGTACAGTATGTTTTTATGTTGATGATAAAGAAATCTATCGAGGTATGATAATTAATAGGTCTAAAGATTCTAGTAATAATAGTATTAGCTTTACATCAAAAGATACGGGCTTTTTATTAACACAAAGCGAGGTATCATACAACTTTAAAGGCAAGTTAGTTGAAGATATAGCAAAACAAGTATTTAATGATAATAAACTTGCAGTTGGAAACATACCTAAGACTAATGTTAAATACACTAAGATGTTTATTGGTGTAACTGGATATGATACTATAATGAGCGCATATACAGAAGCTAGTAAAACAACTAAAAAAAAATATATGATAGAGTCTAATGTAGATAAATTTAATATCATTGAAAAGGGAACTGTTACATTAAATGTTATGTTTGAAGAAGGTTCTAATCTTATAAATACAAGCTTCTCAGAGAGTATGGAGAATGTAAAAAACAAGGTATTAGTTGTAGACCAGTATGGGAATAAAATTAGCGAAAAGGTCAATGATGAGATTTTTAAGGATGTTGGAGTAATAATGCAAAAAGTTATACAGCAACAAGAAAATAGTACTGTAGATATTGAAAATGAGTTCAAGGGGATAGAACAGACTTGCAGTTTAAAAGGTTATGGTGATGTAAGTTGTATAACTGGCAGAGGTGTAAAGGTTAAGGATAGCTATACAGGACTTGTAGGACTCTTTTATATAGACACAGATAAACATAATTGGGATAGCAACGGAAATTATGAGATAGATTTAGATTTAAATTTCCAGAACATAATGGATGAAAAGACAGCAGGACAAGACGAGCAAAAGGAAGAAAGTTCAGATTTAACTGGCGAAGGTACTTTAAATGGTAAAGAAGTAAAAGCAGAATTTACAGCTTATTATCCTTCAAATGACCCGCTTCAAGGCGGTTATTATCAAGCGATGGACAATAAAAAACTTGTACCTAGTAACAATACTTGTGCGGCACCTTCGCAACTTAAATTTAAAACAAAAATTCAAGCAAAATGTGCAGGGACAAAAATAGATGGTAAAACCTATACAGTAACGGATAGAGGAGGAGTCATTAAAGTAGTTAATGGAGTATATAAAATAGATATACTAATGTCTAGCGAAAAAGAATGTTATGATTTTGGAAGAAGAAAAGGAACGATAATCATAGGCGATGGAACTGGATATACGAATATGACAGGAAAAGCAGGTACAGTAATAGCAGAAGCAAAAAAACATTTAGGTAAGCCTTATAAATGGGGTGGAAATGGACCTAGTAATTTCGACTGTTCCGGACTGATGGTATATTGCTTTAAGAAAGTTAATGTTAATCTGCCAAGAACATCAAGGCAACAAGCAACTAAAGGTAAGAAAGTAGAAAAAAACAATCTACAAGCAGGAGATTTAGTATTTTTTCATGACCCAATTAGTCATGTTGGTTTATATATAGGCAATGGAGAATATCTACACGCTCCACAAAAAGGTGATGTAGTCAAAATAAGTAAGTTAAGTGGTAGAAAAGATTTTAATACAGCTAGGAGAGTATTGTAAAAAGAGGTGATAGAGTGGCTAATCCAATAAATGAATTTATAGGAATAATGAGAGAAGAAGGGAAACATTACAATGAACCTTCTTTTTTTATTGGAAAAATTAAAGATAAATTACCTAATTTAAAAATAGAGATAAATAACATTATATTAGAAAAAGAAAATATTTTAATAGATAGTTGGATTCTTGACAGGCAGATAGAAACATTTAATACAGAAACAAATCAAGAACATAAACATGAAGTGAAAAATCCATTCATAGACACCTTTAAACCTGACGATATGGTTATAATGTTTAAAATAGGCGATAAATTTGCTGTTGTAAGTAAGTTGGTGAGTTTGTAATGAGTACAATATTCCCATTTATAGGAGTACCACAAGATTATATCTTCCCTAAAACTGAAGAATTGCCGATTTTTCGTGAAGTGGCTTGGAATTTTGAAAAAGATGAGCCAGTTGTGGAAAATGGAGATTTTAAAGTTGTTGAAGGAAATGAAGCAATAAAGGTTTGGGTGTACAAATGTATTAAAACTAATAGATACGAGCATGAAGTGTATTCATGGGATTATGGGACAGAACTATCTGAATTGATAGGACAAAAATATAGTAAAGGGCTTACAGAAAGTGAAGCTAGTAGATATATAAAAGAGTCTTTGTTAGTTAATCCATATATATTAGATGTTAATGTTGCAAATACAAAATTTACAGATGATTTACTAAGTGTAGACATAACTATAAATACAATTTATGGGGAGGTGGAAGTTAATGTATAGTAGCCAAACGTATGATGTTGTTAAGAATAGAACTTTATCCAACATAGATTTAGAAGTCTATAAAGGAGAGGGTTCTTTTTTAAGTGACATGGTATCTCCAGTTAATAGTGAGTTAGCAAAATTCTATATAGAACTTTCATATCTCCATAAAAAAGCTTTTATTGAAAATAATTTTGATGATTTTCTTGATAAGCGGGTAAATGAGTTTGGAGTCTATAGAAAACTTGGAACAGAAGCTACAGGAGAAGTGACATTCGAGGGAAAAGTTGGAACAGTTATTCCAAACGGAGCAATTATGTCTTACAATGAACTATTATTCGTAGTAATTAAAGATATAGTAATTAGTTCAGAAATCGAACAAAATACAAGCCCCGTACAGGCTTTAGAAATTGGAATTAGATATAATATACCTGCAAACACTGAATTTAAACTTATAGAAGAAATAAACGGTATAACAAGAATTTATAATAATTTAGCATTTCAAGGTGGCACAGAAATAGAAACAGACGAAGAATTAAAAGAAAGATTCTATAAAATACAAAAAAATCAAGCTACAAGTGGAAATAAGGCACATTATGAAGCATGGGCTTTAGAAGTTGAAGGAGTATATAACGCAAAAATCTATCCAAGGTGGAATGGAGCAGGTTCAATAAAGGTGCTGATATTTGGGGAGAATAATCAAGCTGTAGATACAGAAATAATTGAAAGATGTAAACAACACATTGAAGAAGAAATGCCAATCGGGTGTACATTAACAGTTGCAACACCTTCAACACTTGATGTAAACATAAGTGCAACTATAAAGCTAGAAGCAGGATATACAATAGATTTTGTAAAAGAAAGCTTCTTGGAGAGTATTAATAGTTATTTAATAAATGTTAATAAAGAAATAATCTACACTAAAGTAAGTGCAATACTTGCAAGTACAGAAGGTTTACATGACTTTAGTAATTTATTGTTAAATAATAAAGCTGAAAATATAACTTTTGAGGAAGATAAAGTGCCAAGTGTTACGACCCTAGAATTTAGTGAGGTGGTAGTTTAATGAAATTAATTGATAAACTGCCAAGTTTTTATAATAATGATATTACTAGAAAAATACAAGAAGCTTATGACATAGAACTAGAAACACTTAGAGAAACCTATGATGATACATTCGACCAGTTCTTTGTAGATACTGCAACATGGGGGCTTGATTATTGGGAAAATATTTTATCTATTAAAAATAGATATGATTTAAGTATAGAAGACAGAAGAAGTAATATAAAAGCCAAGATGCGTGGCAAGGGTACAACTACTATAGAGGTTATAAAAGCGATAGGAGAGGCTTACACAAAGACAAATGTTGATGTAGAAGTGTTTAGTAATCTATTTAGTTTTACACTTAGTTTTATAACAAATAATTGCAGTTATAACACTATTTTAGAATTAGATAAGAAAATAGAAGAAATAAAGCCAGCACATCTTGAACACAAATTTGAGAGAATACTTTTTAACAAAAATGGACTTTATGCAGGTGTAACAATTAGCACAGGAGAAACAGTTACAATATACCCCTATATACCTAGAAATTTAGAAAGTTTTGGAGAGGTAGCTATTTGTAGCGGAAATGATAGAGCATTAGAAAAAGTAACATTATACCCTAAAAAGAAATGAGGTGACAAAATTGGCAGAACAACAATATTTTACTCTAGTAACTGATATTGGTAAGGCAGCGATAGCAAATGCAAGTATTACGGGTGAAAAAGTAGATTTTGCAAAGATAAAAGTTGGAGATGGAGGGGGTAGTTCTTATACACCAACTGAGAGCCAAACAGCACTAAAAAATGTGGTTTGGGAAAGCACACTTGAACATGCACAAGGAGATAAAGACAATCCTAACTGGGTAGTGATACAAAAATTTATACCTGGTGATGTTGGAGGTTTTGAAATAAGAGAGGTCGGGTTATTTGATTCTAAAGACCAATTATTAGCGGTTTCTAGTTATCCAACAACATATAAACCTAAAGCAGATTCGGGAACTGTGAAAGAACTCTTAATAAAAGTTATATTAGTTGTATCTAATGTAGCTAATATTAATCTAAAAGTAGACCCTACTGTAATTTTAGCAACTTTAAAAGATATACAAGAGTTAAACACTAAAATAGATACAACTAAAACAGAATTAACAAGCAACATAGAAACTGTTAAAACAGATTTAAATAATAAAATAGGGGATACAACACAACTTACTACAACAGATAAAACTAGCCTTGTTGGTGCATTGAATGAGGTAAAAACTAGTGTAGATAGCATAGAAACAACAGCAGAGAAAACAAGTTATAATAATGCAACAAGTAATCTTACTGCTACAAATGTGCAAGGGGCAATAGATGAAGTTGTTAGAAAGATAGAAAATTTTAATGAGGTTAATATATCTATACAAAATGATATGTTACCTATTTAAGATAGGAGAGTGAGAAAATGCAGACTGAATGGGATTTTGCTTATATTGGCAGGGCTCATAGTGTTCAACTGCCACCAGGAAAATATAAATTCGAGTGTTGGGGTGCTTGTGGCGGTAGGCATGGAGCGGATGATTGGACTACTTGTGCAAAAGGTGGCTATACAAAAGGTGTAATTACTTTAAAAGAAAAAACTACTTTTCACATTTATGTTGGTCAATCTGGTTATGAAAAAAATTTATCTGCTAGTATTATTTTAAGGACTGGGTTTAATGGTGGTGGAAAATCTAATTTATATGGTGTTGGTGGATATTATTATGCTAGATATGGCGGTGGAGCTACAGATATAAGGCTTGTTGATGGTAATTGGGATAATCCACAAGGTTTACTATCACGCATAATGGTTGCAGGCGGTGGAGGTGGTGCTGGGAATGGTGACTATATCCTTGGTCATGGCGGTGGTTTAAAAGGTGATGATGGCATTGGCTATCAAGAGTCTTTAGCAAGTGGTGGTACACAGTATCAAGGTGGCATACATGGCAATCCAAATTATTATGGCTCATTCGGAAAGGGTGGAAGTTATAATTGGGGTAATGGTGGAGGAGGTGGATGGTTTGGAGGTTCAGGCTGCGATAATTATATGGCAGGTGGAGGAAGTGGCTACGCACTAACTAAAAATAGTTATAAGCCAAACGGATACACACCTACGCCTAAGTATTATCTTGATGATATTGTTATGACAACAGGTGGAAATACAACAAAAGCAGATGGTTACGCTAAAATAAAATTACTACAAGCGCTACCATTTTTAGCTGTATCCTCTTACAACTCCACGCAAGCAACATTTAAAGCAGACCACACAGACCCTACATTACTTACAAAAATAGAAATATTTATAGATGATGTATTGAAAGAAACTATAACAGCAGATTTAACTCTTGAAAAAACAGTTAACTACACATTAGAAGATAATGCACTACACACTCTTAAAATAGTTGTTACAGACAGTAATAATGCTACAGTAGAAAAGGTACTAAGTATAAGCAAAGGAATTGCACCTCTTCCAAGTGGTTCTACAACAGATGAAGTTACAAACAAATGGATAGAAATTAAAAATACATTTAAAAGTGGTAAAACAAGTATTATAAATACTTTAGCATTAAAGAATATAGATTCATCTTTAAATAATACACTAGTAGAGTTATCAGAGAAAATAAAAGCATCATTTGATAGTGGAGATGCTAGTTTACAGGATTTGATGAACCAGTTGATGCAAGCTAATAATACTATAAGTCAGTTAAACTCTAAATATAAATATGCTAATGGGACTACTTATGCTAGAGAAAATTCTTCCTTAATTGCATGTGTATATGACCCTAATACTTCTCATACCATTAAAGAAGAGAATCCATATTGGCTTGAACTAAATGGAATTGGATTTATTCCTGATATATTTTTTGCTGAATGTGAATATGAGCCACATTCGGATGCTTTTTATAAATATTTTGTTTTTGCAATTAAAAATACTTTTTTAGTTTCTAATAACACGGGATTTGTAGTTAATATTGCTTTTGGCAAGAATTATAGTGATAAATCTTTTAATTTACGAGGAAGTTTATATACCCTTGGCAAAAAACATGTTTCGATGGATAATACTGGAGTTAGAGTACCTGCATTAAACACTCTAAATAATTTTAGAGCATATAAATGGCATGCGATAAAATTTAAATAAATGAGGTGACTAAATGAATAGAGCAAATAGAATTATTTATGACCAAACTGGTAAAATACTTTTACAAACTGGAGAAGCAACAGGTGATGTATTACCACATGACAGCATAACAGAGTTAAGTTTCTTAGATGTTGAATATGGAAGTATAGACTATAGTAAACAGTATATAGAATCTATAAACTCAACAACAAAAGAACTTATTTTAAAAGAAATTCCAATCTATTTAAGTGAAGAAGAAAAAAGAATACAAGAGTTAGAAAATCAATTATTACTAAATGAAAATGAGAAAGTAGGAGGAATTTTATAATGAATATAAATAATGTTGTAGTAAGAATATTAGCAGAGAGAATCCTAAATAAAGGATTAAACCCTTTGAAAAATCGAGAGTTTGAATTAGATGACGTGACTAATACAGATTACAGAAAAGCTGTAGAGGATTATATAATTAGAGAAAGCGGAGTAGTAGAAGGAGTAGAACTAACTATATAGGTGGTTCTTTTTTAATACAAAAAACAGTATTAAATGAGTGATTATAATATATAAAAAATGACAGATACGAAAAATAATAAATTTATTCTATATAGTTCAGAAATTTTATTGATTTTAAAACTTTTATATTGTAGTATTTTCTTAAGATTCATAAAAATGTTAAGGAGAAATTATACTATGAATATAATTCGGTATATAGCAAATGGTATTAGGTATATAGTTAAGTATATTTGGAATATGATTAAGAATTTATATCCTAATGGAGTTATAAAATTAGAAGATAATAGGGTAGAAAAGATAAAGGAAGAGTTTAAACTTATAGAGGATGGATTAAATATTATAAATACAAACGAAGAAAATATACTTCAGTTAAAAATTATAAGACTTAAATATGAACTAAAAATTATGTCAAGAGAAAACACATTATCCGCAAATATATTTGATAGTATTATTTCAAAATTTTTGCCAATTGGAGCTGTTGTTTTTGGGATTATGCTAATCAATAAAAAATTAGAAACTATATTTGAAAATAAAAGTATAGAAACAGTTCTCTATATGGCTTTATGTACAATTGTAGTTTTATTTCTTATTTATCTTGTGATAAAAACTATTTCTCTATCTATTTGTACTTATTATACTAACAGTATAGAAGAATATAAAATTATATTAAAGTTAGTTGATTTAAAAATTGAAGAATTAAAAGACGGAAACAATACAAATTTAAGTAATTTATAAAAAGTTTTGAAGAATTAGGTTTATTTTAACTTAATTCTTTTTTATTTCAATTAATTAGGAGGTTTTCATGAATGAAGAACTTTTCAAAGATAATTTGAAACGACATGAGGTAACAATAAATAAACATAATGATGAAATAGACGAATTAAAGGTAGCAAATATAGAATCTAAAGCAGAATTAAAAGCATTGTGTGAGAACTTAAACTCACTTACAAGTATGCTCAAGTGGTTGATTGGAACAATGATTACAACACTAATAGGATTCTTTATATTTGCAATACAGAGAGGAATATTTTAATTAATTAGGAGGACAAAAGATGGATAACTTAATAAGTTTCATACCAGAGCAGTTACTAATTTTAGTTGCTGCTCTTTATGTTTTAGGGGTTGGTTGTAAGAAGTATAATCAGTTAGATAATAAGTATATTCCAGTAGTCTTATTGATACTTGGTATAGGTTTCTCAATATGGATGTTGGGATTAAATGCTGATGCAGTCTTACAAGGTGTAATTTGTTGGGGTATATCAATAGGTATAAATCAAACTTACAAACAGTTGAAGGAGGAAAATAAATAATGGTAGATATAATAAAAATGTTAACAAAGAAAAAATGTTATCCAAGCAAAAACAATGCAAAGTTTATAGTAATCCATGAAACTGATAACGAGGACAAGGGAGCAGATGCCAAAAGACATGCACAAGCACTTAATAATGGTAACTTAGAAGCAAGTGTACACTATTATGTTGATGATAAAATGATATATCAAACACTAGACCACAAGGATGGTGCTTGGGCGGTTGGCAAGAGTTATGGAACTGCATTAGTTGCAGGAGTTACAAACTACAATAGTATTAATATAGAAATATGTGTAAATAAAGATGGTAACTATACAAAAGCAAGAGAAAATGCAATAGACTTAACTAGAAAGTTAATGAAAGATTTAAATATTAGTGCTGACAAAGTAATTAGACATTATGATGCTAAGAAAAAATATTGTCCTCGTAAGATGCTTGATAATCCGAAGTTATGGGTAGATTTTAAAGATAAAGTAAAAAATGGTGGGGGAGCGAATAAGATGATAAAATACACAATAGTCTATGAGGGAGAAGTTGACAAAGTACTAGCACAAATAATTAGTTGGAATTACAAAGAAAATGAATGTAGAGTATGTGATATAAAAGATTATGTACCAGGTCAGACAGAAAATTTATATATTGTAGGTGGAGGAGCATGTAGCAAGATAAGTTCTATTACTAAAGAGAAGTATACCATGATAAAGGGTAATGATAGATTTGATACACTTTACAAGGCATTAGATTTTATTAATAGATAGATTAGAAGGTAGCAACTAGCTAGTTGTTACCTTCTTTTTTTATACTTTCTTTCTCTAAGTATTTTCTTTTTCATATCTTCTAATACATCTAATGCAGTAGTATAAAATTGTATATCATCTCGATAAGGTTTGGCTATACTTAAAGAAGTAGACTGTACATAGGCTAAAAAGATAATAATACATATTAATTGAATAAATAAATCTAAATTAGGGCATTTAATTTTTAAGATATTAAATACTAAGTTAGATAAATATGATTCTACAATATTAGATGAAAGATTATATAATAACGAAAAAACTATTGCAATTAGAGCTATATACAATGCATTACCAGGATTATTATTTTTTTCTAATTGTCCTCGAATTCTAGTCTGCTCGATTTCTATCTTTCGAATGCTATCTACAGTTTCAATTTCATTATAATGATTATATATTTTTATATAATATTCATGGTATTTTTTTATATTTTTCTTATTTCCTTTAAAACGTTTTTTTAATTTTCTATTTTGATTCCAACTTATCAAATTCATAAAATCCCCCAT